GCTGATTTACCCGGCGCACTCCCTTGAGCACTCCGGCCAACCGGTCATTGATAGGGATTTGCCTGGCCTTGCCGCTCTTGGTTTCGGTCAGGTAGATAAAGCCGTTCCTGATCTGCTCCCATTTCAAGGAAAGCATTTCACCCCGCCTCATGCCGGTCAAAAGGGCCGTCTCCACAATGGGCCTCAAGTGGGGGGTATGGGTCTTTAAATCCTCACAGGCTTTCAGCAGGGCCTCGATCTCGGAATCACTAAGAAATCTTAACCTGTGATTATTCTCCTTGAGCATGAGTCGGGAACCCTTATTGAATGGGTTATTTTCCAGCATGCCCCATTCAACCGCCTTATTCAGCATGTGGCGCAAGGTGGAGATTTCCCGGTTTACCGTGGCGTCTGTCCGGGTTTTCCCGGCCCTGGTGAGGGTGGCCCTGCGCCGGTTGCGGTAAGTCTCCAGGTCCAGGTAGCCGATTTTCGAAAGCCGTTGCTCCCCAAAGACCGCCCGGTATTCCTTCATCAAATAGTATTTCAGCCGGGAGAAGCATCGCTGGTTCTGGAAGTTTTCAACGTACCTTTCGGCCAACTCATTGAAGGTCACCAGGGTTTCTTGCTTCACGTCAAAAACATCGGGATAGCGGTTTTCTTTCTTAGCCTTTCGGACAGCCGCCAGCCAATCGTCGGCGTCTTTCTTAAGCTCAAAACATTTCCGCTTCCGCTGGCCTTCCGGGGTAAACCAGTCAGCTTTATATCTGACAACCCCGGTCTTGCTGATTTCCTTAATTACCTTTGCCATGGTCTTCACCCCTTTTCAAAAATGCTTCCAGGTCACTTTCCCGGACCCGCCAGAGGCGGCCAACCTTCACGCCTTTGAGCTTGCCAGCTCTCAGCCAATCCTTGACGGTCTTGGTTTTAATGGTCAATCTTTCGGCCACTTCTTCAGGAGTAAAAATTCGCTCAAGCATTCAAGACCCCCTGTAACCATCCTTTTGGATAATCTAATCATCCTTCTGGATACCTGTCAATACCCCTTATCAAAAAAACTAAGGCATGGCGAAAAGAGGTTCTAAGCTCCCCTGGCCATGCCCAAAAAATCCCATAATCCCCTATCCCCTGATAGACAGTATCTGCGTTTTCCCCGGAGTGAAGGGTAGGGCAGCGCCCCGCCCTTATCGCCTCTCCTGGGCCGTCTCAGAGGCTTCTTGCCGGGCCTCCTGCCGATTTCTCTGCGCCCCGCGACTTCCTCTCTCAGCTTGCCCCCCCCGTGGCGCGGGTTGAAGTAAGATCATTTCCGCCACCTTTTACCCCAGGGCGGCCCTTGGTAGAGATCCCAATCCTTTTTGACGTTCGGTTTTTTGGTCCCGGGCCAAAAAATCCCGATCTGTGATGGGGGTTGACGCACCGCCATCTCCGCCGCCGCATAGCCCAGGGCGGCAACCGGGGGGAAGTCTGCCGCGCGCCGCTCGCTTTCTTCCGGGGTGCAAGCCAGGAGATAACCTTGCAGGCTGCTACCCTCAAGGAAGCGAAGAATCTTGCACTCCGGGCGAATGAGGTCAGCTATGATCTGCGAATATGTCCCCAAGGTGGGGGAAGTGTCAGAGTAGAGCGCCGCGTGAAGCGAGATAGGGTTGGGGGCCTGGGGAAATTCCCGGCCGGCATTGCGGAAAGCATCTTTTTCCGGCTTCCGGCCCGGGCTCACGTCTGTCAGCCACTTGATCTCGGTTTTCCAAGAGTAGCGCAGTTCCAGGCAATACCGATACATATCTTTAGCACTGGTGGCTTCCCGTTCGGCCACAACCCACAAGCGCGGCGGGGTGTCAGGGATAAGCCCCGTCACCACCTCTTCCGCCAGGACTACCAGGAAGCCCGGTTTAGGCAGGGCGGGCCAGGCCAGCCCCCCGATCAGCCGCCGGTAATGGCGCTGGTTGGCCTCGTCCTCATAGATGAGCTCTTGCCGAATGTTGAAAATCGGCTTGATTTTGATCTCCATTTTTCCTCAATCCTCATCCGGCTCGTTCGGAACCATGTAACCGTAGAGGCTATTGACCTTTTTCACCGTGGCTATGTGATCCGGGTGGCCTTGCTTCTGGTAAGCCTCAGTCGCCATCAACTCGTCAATTTGAGCCTTCAACGTTTGATGGCCGCGATACTCATCAAAAGTCTTTGGAAGTTTTTGCGTGGGCATGATATGAGGTCTCCTTTTAGAAGTTGTCCATCGGCTATGCATTTTCCATCTCCGCTTCCTGGTAAAAAGGCTGCGATTTTTTCAGCCTCAGGGTTTGCAGCGTTTCAAAGGAACCGATGTTGAACCCCGGCCCGATGTTAAAATGATGCCCCACGCGGTCGATAGGGGAACCTGGCACCATATGAAGGCCAGTCACCGGGTGAAGCCAGCCGCCCTGGCACTTAAAGGACCAATCTCGCAACCACTCCAAACCACCATCAGGCCCCTCATTCGGGTTGCCCCTCATGGCCGGCCAGCATTTACTTTCAAGCTGCGCCATCAGGGTTTGCACTTCTTCTTCCAGAGCAGCGATTTGGCCCTCTCGCTCTTTTTGAGATAGGGTTTTCGACAGTCGCCCCACAAGTTCGCCGATCGTTGGCGGCTGCAGGATGGAGGCCAGCACGACCGGCATAAGCATTTCCCCGGTGATGGCGTCAATTTCCCTGGCCTGGTACTTTTTCATGATGTCCGTCAATTTCGTGACGGCGCCGCCCCCCATATGCCGGTCTATTTCACGCCGCACTTCTTCTGGGCTGCGGGGAAGAGCCCGAAGGCCGTCAATCTTTGCCTGGTATCCCTTGATCTCTTCGATAAGGGCCATCTCCTTCAGGAGCCATTGCAGGGGCTCCGGTAACTCTACCCTTTCACTATCGCTGATCTGCATGGTCATGATTTTTTATCTCCTTTTGGTTTTTGGTTTTCGTTAGGGGCAAATTCGCCACAAGCAACTTCGGCCCGTCTCTTGCTCAAAAAAGCCGGATGGCGCCGGCAAAGCTGCCTTAAGGAAATGTAAAACTCGCAGTCGCGACACATCATGGGTTTAAGGTTGTCCATTGGTTTCTCCTTCATAATTTTGTGGTTAGGACAGGTCGCACCCGGCAAACAAAGAAGCCGCCCCAAATTGCCTCGCCATCGTCTCATAGTTGAAGGCATGGCGGAAGTGGTCCGTGCCCAGGCGCACATACACATACCGCTTGCTCCCGGTTTCCTCGTCTTCCTCAAGTTTTTTGGCCACGTTGTGAAGGTGGTGGGCAAACTCCCGGGTGATTTCGCACTCTCGGGGGAGGATGATCTGCCCCTGCATCACTTCGTTGTGGCTGGCGTCCAGGCTCTCCGTCCGGTTGCAGGAGACCGTTAAGTCCCGCTCGTTCCAAGCATAGCGGCCCTTCTGGTGCTCGTTGTAGTAATTCAAAAACACCTTGCCCCGGTACCTCTCGGCAAAGGCCCGGGCGTTCCTGGTCTCGGGCAGGGCGTCCACCACGCATCGGGAGACGTGGAAGGCTTTCATCAGCCAATCCAGGTCTTCCCAATCCCGGTAAATTCCCAGGTGGAGGATCTGGCCGGCTTTCTGCCAATGGTGCCGGCTTATGACCACGTGCAAATCTTTACCCTGATCCACTCCCATGCTGCAGGGGCCGGGGTCACTACTGGCTATGCCATCACTCCCGCACAAGTGCAAGACTTCTTCCATGCTCAGACGGTTTTCGGCCTCCACGTAGGCCACGCCGATCTTGAGGTTGAAGAAGTCCTGCAGGTTATTCGTGGTCCGGTACTGGTGGAGGATGTCGCCGGGGTCCACGTAATGAGAAAAAAGCTGGGAGTAGTGATAGCCCCGTTTCTCGGTCACGGCCGGCCGCCTGGCCACCCACTCTCCCAGGTCCGGGTTGAGTTCGGCCTGACACCGCTCACAGGCCCTTATAACCCTACCCTTGACTTCCCTTAGGCACTCAGGAAAGGTATCCTCTAAACAGCTATAATGGCCGCAGGCAGGGCATTTAAGGAGCCAGTATCTCTGATCCGTTTCCTGGAAGGCCCGGTCAATGCCAAAATCGGGCAGGGTCGGGTTACTGAGCATCATTACTTCCTTGTGCTCCGAATGGCTCATCCTTTCCATCGCCATGTCAACCGAATCTTGGTTGATCGCCTCGTCAACCTCATCGAATATCACCATGTCACAAGGGACAGACTTCAAACCCAGGCGGCTCCGCATCCCCCGCAGATAGAGCCAGCAGTTGCCGATCTTCTTGAGGTTCGACGCGTCCGTTTCCTGCACTCGCTTCGCCAGGGCGTCCGGGTTTTCCTCAATTAAAGGACTAATCCGGCTCTTGCTGAAATCAAGCACGTCAGACCGGCTCGGAAAAAGGTAGAGAATCCCCCGGAAGTTGCGATATATGGCCCGCCCGAAAGCCTTTAACAGAGCCTTGGTGGTTAACCCAAGCTGCGCCGCCTTGATCTCCACTTGCCAGGGGTGCTCATCCCGGTATGGCTCCCGCAGATACTCATGCCACTCATAGGCGAAAGGCCGGCCGTCAAGGATGATAGGCGTTTTCTCGGCCCACTCCCCGATGCTCATTCCTTCCGTCTCAGCCGGCGCCTCGGAATCAA